AGAGACCCACTCACCTGCTTATCTTCGGTGTCTTCACTGAGAGAAGTGAATACCCACTCTGGCAGAGTTGATGTGGCCATAAACACGCTAGTCTATCTCAGAGAACTAGCAGGCAGGTTGGAAATAACCGGTGTTACTCCTAGCACCAGGGGATTAGTTGCTTTGTCAACTAACCCCATGATGGGGTTTATCCCTGAGGCAGGCATGCGTAACTTGATAGGCGCTGCCGCCGACACTGACCCTGTGGGAGTGGTCAAGTGGAGGAGGGACAATAAGCCATTTGTGCCGAAACAAGTGGCAGTTGCTCCCATAGGGTGCTGCGCTCCGGCTGGGTTATTCGGAAGCACCGACGAAACTGGAGTGTTAAATGCATTCGTAGGACGCGCCATGTGCAAGGACATGAAGCGCGGAGGTCCTGATCAGAAGGACTTCGTGGATTTCTCCCTAGAATTTATTGCCACTATGGTTGATCAGACTGACGTGCATGGCCTGGTTGAGAACGAAGTGACAGATGAGTTCCGGGAACACTACAAAGGTAAGCGTTCTCGGAAATACATAGACAGGACCATTGACGATTACACGAGGTACATAAATGGGAAAATGTCTGCTAAGGAAATGAAGAAATTCACTGAGCACGGGTTTTTCGTTAAGAAAGAGAGCAACATCAAGAAGTACAAAGGAAAGTACTACATTCGCAACAGGGGCATAATGACGATGTCACCTAGATCCAAGATGAAGTGCATCAATATCGTCAGGCTCATAGAGGCTTGGAACCATGGTCCGATGGAGAAGTACCAGGTTAAAGGCATGGACAACATAGAGATGGCGGAGAAGATCGCCGAGATAACCTCTGGCCACCACTGCGTCACAGATATGTCTGCTTTTGAGTCATCCATCAATGACACTGTGAGGAAGATTGAGGAATACGTTCTAGTCAGGCTCTGCGAGAGGGCTGGCTTCCTTGAGACCAAGAGGGCTCTAAAAGAAGTCATCAGAGGGACCCGTGTCCTCAACACTCGCTGGGGAGAACTAAAACTGGACACGAGATGTTCGGGAGATTTTTGGACATCATTTGGTAATGGTGTAGTCAACCTATGTCTGTGTGCCTATGCAGCTCGCTCTAAAGGCGAGGTGCTTAAGGCCATAGTTGAGGGTGATGACGGTCTCATACCAATGTCTCACGCGAATCCGGCCCTCCTAGAGAGAGCTGGGTTCGTGTTCTCAAGTGAAGTGAGCGGGACCCAGCCGGGTGACTGTGATTTCCTACAGAGTAGGTGGGTTGGAAACATGCGACTACTCAATGTTGCACGAAGCCTCAAAGTTCTGTGGGTCAGCACGCCATGTAATCTGAGG